TCCAGCCCGGCCACAAAAGCCACCAGCTCATCATTCATTTTTCCGATCAAGCGTTCCGTATTGTTCATAAAGCTCCCTCCGTTATCTCTCATAGTCCTTCGCCGCCCGCTGCGGCGGCTCAATATCCAGCGTATCGTCCATCAAATCCGGGATGCTGTTCTTCCCGTCGATGTTCAGCAGTGCGTTCACCGCCGAGAGCCGCGCTTCCTTTTCAGCCAGCTCCTGCTCCTGTGCAAACGGCTTCTCCAGCTCCTGCCGGGTATTTTCCTGCTGCTTTTCGATCTCCGATATCTCCTGCGTCAGCTTTTTCAAATGGGCTTCCATCCCGTTCAGCGCATTGTTGATACGGGCAAGATTGCCCTGTACATCCGTGCCCAGCTCCGCGAAATACACCGCCGCGCCGCGCGGGCCCACGACAAACGCCTGTTCCATCGCACGGTATTCAAGCCGCATCGCGAACCCGCGGTATGAGCCTATTTCCATCGCTTCGCCGCGCTGCACCACGGTCTGACACAAAGCCAGCAGCTCAGCGCCCGCCGAGGCCTTGTCCGTGTACTCCCGGCCCATGACCGTCATGGAAAACTGCTCCCTGTCCTCCGGTGTGTTCGCGTCGCGCCGGGGGATGTCCTTTTCAATGGCCCCGATCTTCTGCCGCCGCTCCAAAAGCTGCTGCGGATATTGCAGCAGCAGCATATCCTCCAGCCTGTACCGCTGGGACACATGGCTTGATTTCAAAAGCCGCAGCTTTGTCACGTCCGTTTCAAGCTGTACCTTCTCCAAAATATGCGGATTGCCTGTGGACAGCGCCTTGATCTCACCATAGGACAGCACCGCTTCATCCAGGTCCTCACAGGAACGGGACGGCGCTTTTCCGCTCATCACCTGGGATATGAACCGCTGCTTTGTCTCAATGAGCTGGTCGGGTAAGAGATAGACATTGCTGCCCATCTCTCCCCTAAGAACCGTGCGTGAGAGTTTCCCCTCACACGGCTCAAGCCTTTCAAAAGGCTCTCTTATTGAGAACCCGGCTCAAAAGTAGTAATCGGGCTGTGAATTTCTTCGTGGCATTCCTTGTGTACCATGATTTTCCGGCTGTTCTTTCCGGCTGGGGTATGCACTTTGAAGTCGGTTTCTGAGGTGATAAGGTCCCCGCAGACAGGACAGCGGCGGCCTTGCCGCCGCCAGATCGTCAGCAGCTTTTCCCGTCCCTTGGTACTGTTGAGCAGCTTTTCGCCCTCTCGTTCCTCGAAATAGTCCGTCCAATATTCATCAAACGGATTTGCTTCCGCCACGATTTTCTTAAATCGGATGATTTTCGTATCGGTTGCATATTCGAGTTTGCAATAGAGCGGTTTGCCCTCCGTGCCCTGGTTTTCATAGGGAACAGAGAATGTCCACTGGCGAGAGTCGATATCGTGCCAGTATTTCCTGGCAATCCATTTGCGGCTCTTTTTCTTGTGCCTGCGCTTGGCCCATTGCCACAAGCATTTGTATATCTCATAGTCAACCGTGCTGAACACCTTGGAAGAAACAACATATCTCTGATTGTTTACCCACCCCCGGATAACCGGGTTGAGCCTGCGAATCAGGATTTCCTGCTTTATGGATTTGCTGCTCTTAATGATGTCCCGCACTTTGCCCAGGAAGGATTTCACCGCAGATTTGCAGGGCCTGATGAGCAGTTTTCCGTTGTATTTGCGGATGTTTTTGCCCAGGAAGTCAAAGCCCTCGCCAATGTGGGTAATAACCGTCTTTTCTTCAGATAGCTGCAATCCTCTTTCTGTCAGGAACTCTCTCACGATGGGAAGCACCTTTTCACGCAGAAACTCCGGCGATTCTCCTGTGATAATAAAATCATCCGCATATCGCACGAAATTCATCTTGTTGCAGTGTGTTTTCCCATTGACCTTTTTACGGGTCGGGAGTCTGTCATGGAGCAAGCGTTCCAGACCATCCAGAGTCATATTCATCAGCGTCGGAGAAATCGTACCGCCTTGCGGTGTACCCTCGTCTGTTGGGAATAATTTCTGTGTTTCCACATATCCGCATTTCAGCCACTTTTCAAGAATCTGCGTGTCCATTGGAATGTTTTCCAACAGCCATTGGTGACTGATGTGGTCGAAGCAGCCCTTGATGTCGCCCTCCAGTATCCATTTCGGGGATTTTCCTTTGTTCAGGTCGGTGAAGCACTGCTCGATTGCATCATGAGTGCTTCTGCCGATTCTGAATCCGTAGGAGTTGGGGTCGGCATAGGTTTCCGCTATCGGTTCCAGTGAAAATTTGTAGAGTGTCTGCATGGCTCTGTCGGTCATGGTCGGGATGCTCAGTGGTCGCATTTTTCCGTTTTTCTTGGGGATGTAGTGCCGTCTGAGCGGTTGGGGGCGATACCCCCGCCGGTTGAGTTTTGAGATTGCGATGAATTTTGCCTGTGGCGTCAGCCATAGTTCATGGTCTACGCCGGATGTTCTTTTGCCTGAGTTACTTGTTACTCGCTTTACCGCCAAGGCTTTGGCATAGAACGAGTGTGTCAGCAGCCATTGCAGCGATTTTACTTTGCTGTAATGACCTTCCTTTTGAGCCTTTACGATACGCATTTGCAGCTTTTTGACATACGCCCGTGCTTTTTGCCAGTCTATTTCTTCCCAGCACGTTGCAATGCCGGGAGATGCACACGGTTTCCCGTTCATTTGCATTTTCTCCTTTCAAAAGTTCTATAAATTCTCTCGTAAAGAAAGACCAGATGGAAGTCTGCCCGCTTTCGCGTGAGGTGATGTTGCAACCTCTATCCGTCCCCATTACAGGGTCGGCGTTCGCTTTTTCCATCGTTCCTTACCCGCATTTTCCATGGGCTTTCCTTGCGGTCTGCTTTCCGGCTTTTGCCGGAGAAAATACGGGCTTACCACGTTTCACATAATTAACAGTACGGGTTAGGTTTCGCCTCTCCGCCGGCAGTCTTGTTGTCCATGTGCCCCCATCATGGAAAGGGGCATCCGACTGCGTCACCTTTTGGTTCAGGCTTATCAGCAACTTTAGCCTGTTCTGCTTTAACGACGTTTATTAGCGATTCACATTACATTAACCATACCGCACAGCCAGGCTCCCCAGCCGCATTGTTGCTCGCAGCTTATCGCATCCACCTCACGGTTTTCGCTTGACCCCTTTCGGGGAGGGCTACTTTTTCACATCATGCTTCCTCACAGCCGTTACCAGCCGCTTTGGTGATGTCAGGCTACTGCTAATGGAATAGCAGGTTCGGTCAATAGCCGAACAATTAAATTATGCGACTTCGTGTCGCACCCACGAATAAGCGTCAAACGTCCCTTCCGTCACATAACGGTGGATGAACACCTTTTTGTTGGTGTTTCCCTGCCGGATGGCCCTGCCCTCACGCTGCTCTATGTCGCTTGGCCGCCACGGCACATCCAGATGATGCTCCGCTGCAAGCAGCGTCTGCACGTTCGTGCCCGCTCCCATTTTCTGCGTGCTGCCCAGCAGGATGCGCACCTTACCCGAGCGCACCTTTGCGAACAGCTCCGCCTTTTTCTTTTCGTTGTCCGCGTCATGAATGAACGCGATCTCGCCGGGCGGCACGCCGTGCCCGATCAGCTTGTCCCGCACATCGGCATACACGCTGAACGCTGCCGCCTGTACCGCCGCCACACCGTCCGTCATGCATTTGATCTTCTTCTCAGCCTTTGGCGTGGACAGGTCGCAGAATACAAGCTGTGTTCCTTTGGCGGATGCAAATTCCTGCCAGAGACGGAACACCTCCTCCACAGAGGCATTGACCTTGCTGCCCGCCTCATCCGGCAGAAGCGGATCGATGAGCCGCTGGTCCAGCGCCAGCTTGCGGCCATCGTTTGTAATTTTCAGCATATTGTCCTCGCTGGGGTCTACGTTTCCGTTCCGCACCGCCTCGGCGCGTTCGCCCAGTTCAGCCACCATTTCCCGCTGGATGTCTGTGGGCTTTACCACAACATTTTTTCGCTCCACCTCCGGCACAGGCAAATTCAGCATATCCGCTGTCTGGATATCCGCCGCCTCGCGCCACAGCGCCATCAGCTCCGGCAAATTGTAGAACCGGGAAAAACGCGTGCGCATCCGGTATCCCGTCCCCTCGGAGAGCAGTTTGTCAAGACGATTTCGTAAATATTAATTTAGCTTTACGATTTTCCAGGTATGAGTGCAAATCCAACAATCACAGGAAACCTGTTAATTCACACGTTCCACTGTAGATTGAAGTCCCATTCCCGGAAGCGATTCTGGGATTATGACACCTTCGTGGTGTAGTCCAGGGAAATCCACCCTGCACCAGATTTCAGCTTACCCCACTTTGTTGCACCCTGCCCAGTGCTTTCCTGCACGATGGTATAAACTCCACCGTTACGGATAGCGCCTGCCAGAGCGTAGTTCGTACCTGCACCCTTACGAATATTCAGAACCGAAGCTGTGACCTTCACTCTATACGGAGAGAACGTAGGCTTGCTCTCCGCAGGGTACACAGCATTACCCGAACCGTCAAACACCTTGTAGCCAGGGTTCTTGTCTGCACAGGCTTTCGCATTCGCAAGGGAAGAGAATGCACCCTTCTGAGAAGCACTATCAGCCCAGGTCTTACGGACACGGTACAGTGTGGTGCTTGCAGGATTCTCTTCGGCAGTGCTGCCGCCCAGACGGGCAGTAACCTTCGCCGCCAGGTCACCCATACGGGAATAGAGCCAATCACCAGGGCAAGACTTATTTGCAAACCATCTATGTACCGTCAGAACCATTTCATCGGACTTCGGACTGTACGCCAGAGTCTTGTTCTTGTCACCGAACCAAAGCAGCTTCTTTTTGCCGTTGCGCTTGCAAATGTCCACGCAGAGGTTGATGAGGGAAGCATATACAGCGTTCGTCATAGCGTAAGGGTGAGTCTTGTCAGACGCACATTCAATGGTCACGGCACGATGGTCATTCGCAGGACTGGAAGAACACCAGGAGCGGTCTTTCTCTTCTACACAGAGAGAGATTCTGCCGTCATAACCGATACCGTAGTTGCAGCTTGCCTGCCGGGAAGGACTGGTGAAGCAACCGCAGATACTCTCCGCAGAAAGCTGACCGACTACACAGTGCGGGGTAATACGGTCAATCGCATGATTGCGGGGACTGTTTTTGTTAGGTGAGATTTTGGTGTAGGACACCAGAGAACTGTTACTCATTTTCATTTCCTCCTTGTCATATCGGGTAAGGTCATACCTCTCAATGACAGCCATAAGGTTGTCCACATATTTCATAGAGGTTGCATACCCGTCAGCTTTGATATTCTCAAGGTACTGTCTGGGGTCAGTCACACCCTTCAAATTGGAATAGGCAGAAATGTTGGTAAAATCGAAATACCCGATGACACCATCTTCCATGCTTCCAAACTTGCACCATTCCATAGCGGAACTGGTGTAGGTTCCGTCTGGGTTCTGCTCACTGCCTACTTTGTGGTAAACACCCACGCAGGTCTTGCAGCGTCCTTTGCGATACTTCAAGCCAAAGTAGTTATGAGCGTTGACTGCCAGTTCAGACGTACCTTTGTTACTCTCAAGAATCGCCTGGGCAATAATCGGGCTGAACACGCATACATTGTAAGCGGCAGCATATTTCTTAATGTACCCGGCAATACTGTCAATAAACTCCTGGGTAGTCATAGGTCATCACTCCTTTATAGGAGAGAGGGCGAACCCTCTCTCCCGCCTTAGTTTGCGCCGCTGTCAGTATCGGACTTCTTCTTGAGTACTTCGATTGCGGCAGTAATAGCCGGGGGAATATTGATACCCATGAGTCCTGCGTTCTCCACGATGGAGATAGTTTCGTTTGCCACGAATGCAATAACCACAGCGTCACGAATAAAATTAGTGCCAGTAATTAAATCCAGGCGGCAGGCAACCAGAACCACCAGAAGGGAAACACCCTTACGGCACAGCCCCTTCCAACCTGCACGGCTCTCAAGCGCACCATTCTCAGTCTTGCCGCTGTTATGGAACACGCCTGCGACAATCAGACCTGTAACATAGTCAATCGCCATGAAGATAACCAGGGTTGCCAGAGCAGCGTCCCAACCGCCAAACAGGGAAGCAATAAAGCTACCCGCTACTCCGATTGCAGTACAAATCCATTCTTTCATAATCTTAGCCCTCCTTGTTGTAATCCTCCCCGGTGATTTCCTTGTACTCTTCCGGGGTAATCCACTTGCCTACTGCGTTCCACGTCATCTTTTTAGACCAAATACCGTTTTTGTAGAACTCCTTAACCTTCTTGAAATTCTTGCTGTGTTCCATGATTTACACCTCCATATCCACGCCAGTCATCATTGCCATGTACTCAAGTTTGCCCGTGAGTTCGGCATAGCGCATTTCCTGCTCAGTCTTTTCACGGAAGCAGAGATACCAACCGTCAGCATACTGAACCTGCTGAATCAGTTCAGCGTTGTGCATGACCAACTGAGTGTCACCGTTCATAATCGTAAGAGTGGACAGATTGTCCTCAAATACGGACACATCAACCTCAGTCTTGCTGACATAGTTATTACCATTCTGCTTGAAACCCTTGAGTTCCGTGCCGTCAGCTAAAATCAGTTTTACCATAGTAGTGTTCCTCCTTTAATTTCTTGCAAAGGTCTAACATATTTGACCTCTGTAGCTTGCTCATGTAATGGCAGTGACCATTGAACCATGACCTAAACCAGTCATCGAAATCTTTCTCTGAGAGAATGAGTGCCAGTTTCTTAGCCTTTCTTCTCATACCTGTAAGCCGTTTCGGATGAATCTTGTGAATCACCCGCCCGGTATCGGTAAGCGAATACTGAATCTGTAGAAACCTCCACATTTCAGACAGTTTGCATATTCTGGTTTTCCGAAGATTCACGGTAATACCCAGGTCATGTGCGATTTCTACAATCTCTATAAGCAGCCCTTTCAGAAACTCCTTATCTTTGTGAATCACATAACTGTCATCCATATATCTGCCATAAAATTTCACGCTTTTTACAATCTTTATGTAGTTGTCAATCGGTATGGGATAAGCAATCCCTGCGTCCTGCGCTACCTGGTCACCAATGTTCAAGTGCTTTCGCAAGAACTTCTTCCCGGTCAGCAGGTTCTTGTCAACCTTTTCGTGTTCCAGTGAATTGAATACATCGTCCATAGCGGACTCATATTCTTCATCATTCATATAGGACACATCCACCTTCTCATTGTCTACAATCTTTTCCAGAAACCAGAGTGCTGTATCGTCATCAACGTATTTTTCAAACAACTCCATGAGTTTATCATGTCGAATGTTGTCATAGTATTTTGAGAAATCCATCAGCAAGATATAACCATCATTACTCTGATTCTCCCGGAAGAACTTGTGCAGGTGCGCTTCTAACCTGCGGCGGGTAAAGTCAATTCCTTTACCTTTCTGGCTTGCGCCATTATCATAGATGAGGTGGTCTTTAATTGCGGGAGTTAAGACTTCATCACATAAAGAATGTTTGGCAATTCTATCCCGTATCTGTTCGCCTGTAATAAAGCGGGTCTTACCCCGTTCATTAAGAGGAAAACTGCTACAGGGCTGAAATTCGTAGGTATGTTCTTTCAACTCTCTTTGCATTTTGGACAAGTCCAGAAGGTATGCCATTTCATACCGCTGAACCTGCGGCTTCCAATCACTCCCACTCTTTGCTCTAAGATAAGCGTCATACAACGCATTGCCGTCATATATTTCACGTTGACAACTACAATTCTCGTAAGAAGTAGTATCGTGTTTAGTATTTACCATCATAGGAAGGACAACCTCTCCTTTCTCTTACTCCGAAACGCTCAAGTGGCTATTTAATCGGAGTATCGAAATCGGGGCGAACGCCATTAGAGTTAGAAGCGTTGTTGTTGTTCGCATTACCGTTGTTGTTGACATTGGAGAAGTTAGTAGCGGAAGCAGAGATTGCCCCTTTGAACTTGTTATCCGATTTACGCCAACCTTTGATAAGGTCTATCTCTCTTTGAATGTCCTCACCGAACCTCAAGAAAGAATTAACATCCACTGGGAGAGTTTCTATTGCATACTGTAGTTCCTGTACCAGTCGGTAACATTGACCGATTGCCAGGTCTTGATGAACACGCCGCTCCACCAACTCTTCATAGTAGGTGGGATAAATGCTGTTCGCTGTGTAGACGTGTTCACCGATAGACCTCAGACAATCGACTACAGCTTTCCGCTCATCCTCAATGAACCATGTGTCAAAGGCTTCCTGCTGTTTGCGGAAATGGTCATAAATCTCTTTCTCAACGTCAGTAAGTTCTTCGTAGCTTCGCCCGCTGAATTTCTTTTCAAGGCGTTGTGCTGCCTTTCGTTTGCTGTAGCCGAAGTCACGGAGCAGCAAATCAGTAACCTCTTTCCTAACTTTGTTGAGATGATGGAACACCTCAAACTGAGAGGGTTTCCGTTTGCTTTTCAATACTGACATTTCATTAGTTCCTTTCTACTGCACCCCACAAGGGGGTGCAGATTTTAGATTAACCGATACAGAAAGCGGGGCGAACGCCAAGAGAGCTAGAAGCGCCGAGGCTGCTCGCACCACCGCCGTCGTAGACAAGGGAGAAGGCAGTAGCGGAAGATACATCTCTCAGCCAGTAGTCCTCTCGGTTATGCAACTTAGTACGGTCAAACATGAAGAGCGGGAACTGACCGTCACCCGAAGCCACGTTGTAACCGTTACCATCATGTGCGCCCCACGCTACAGAACCATAAGCCTGCACTTCGTTCATCAACTCAACATCAGAGTCGAACCATGCCCAACCCGAAGGGGTGTTGCCGTTTACAGCATTGGTCAGAAGTTCTCTCTTTGTAAGAACATGAGCGGAACCAAACGCTGCCTTGATAGTAGTCTTAGCCTGCGCCAGATTCGACTTATACATGGCAGAACCCGTGTAACCACCAGTGGTGACATTACTGGTATTCATCTGTGCTTTATAAAGAGAAGTATCGGGAACAATAACTACATGGTGCTTCGTAAAGTTAGTGTCACCACAGTTATAGTAGTAATCAAATGCTGCAATACGATAAGTCACGCCATTGATAACCCAGTAGTCACCGATATACAGGTCTGTGAACTTACCACTTGAAATTGCGGCATACTGCTCTGCTGTAACAGAAGTACCCAGGTTCTTACCACGGTAAATACAGTTATGTGCCGCTGCACCATCAGCCAGTACATTTCTGACTGAATCAATGTCAGTCTGCAAACCCTTATGAAGATTCTCTACGGTAATGACCTTCACGCCGTTACCATCGTGAATCAACATCTGCTCAGTACCCGTAACGGACAGAATCGCTTCCAGGTCTGCAAACTTTTTCGTTTGAACACTAATAGTTGCCATCTTTTATTCCTCCTTGTATTTCCAATCTGCCAGAATCGCATAATCCAGGTCATCCACAATCAGCGTGATTGCTTCATCATCTGTAGCAAGCGGAGCAGAGAAGTCATTCTGCATTGTCATCTGCTCAAGCAGAGTCAAACGCTCATCCAGTTCAGTACACTGATTTTGCAGGTTGCCCGCAGCGTCCTTACTCAACTGGTCTTTCATAGCCTGGAACCAGGCATTGTAAATTTGCTGCTGCTGACTCTCAAAAGCCGCCATGCTTACCTTGTATTCCTGTTCCAGATTATCCGTATAGTTGTCAAACTCCGTTGCTTTGGAATCAGCTTCCTGCTCAAACAAAGTTTTCTGCTCTGCAAAATAATTCTGGAAAGCGGTATACAGGTCTGTGCCATTCTCCACCATGCTCATAATGGTGTTGAGGGCTTCGTTCATGCGGTTAGCGTCTTTTGCTCCAAAGAAAGATTTCTCTTTCCCGGTATAAGACGTAATGTCCTGGAAGGATACTGAACCATCTTCGTTGTTAATCTGGTTGTATCGCTTCAACCCCGCCCACACAGCGTCCGTATAGTCAACAGGTAAAAGTTCCCATGCCATTTACAAGTCCCCTCCCTTCATTCCGAAATTCCATGTAAACATCCTCCTTCCTTCACTCTCATTCGTGAGTCTGTCATACAGGTCTAAGGTTGCACCCTCCAAACGATTCAGTTCATTGAAATCCATCGTAGTACCGTTATCGTTATAAACGGGTGCAGACCCGTAAGACATTCTGAGAGTGTTGGTGTTGAGGGTTTCCAGATTTTCTTCAAGCTGATTGATTTCATCAGCGTAGAAGTAATCACCTGGTACTCTGTCATCACCCAGGCTTACAAGGGAGAACTCCTTGTACAGCTTGATTGCCATGTCCCGGAGGAACGTCAGATTGTTCTTGATACGGTTGAAGTCCGAAGCATTGAACCTGTCACCCGTATAAACACCTTCTGAATTTGTACTTCCGTGCCAATCGGTCTTAGGTGTTTCCCATGCCATCTTCCGTCACCTCCTAACTGGATACACGTCTTGCGGTTACCTTGCCGCTGAACGCCTGGTCAAAGTTGATTGTGTGCCGATAGATATTTACCTTCATTCCGTCATGGAACTCATTCTCCTGGTACACAATATCGTTTGCGTCAATCTCCGGGTTACCTCTGGTATCGTACTCATACTCAATACCTGCGGTATAATAGTCACCAATCCATTCAGCCAGTTCCGTAGCAATCGCCATATCACTGATAAGCGGGTTCGCCCATTTTACAGACTTACCTCTGCTGTTTAGCGACTTCGTGGCATATCGCTCCACAATTTTGTACCGATAGCCCAGGATTTCCAGACGGAAGGTTCCTGTCTTAGAGAACTTAACTGTCACATAGTAGTTACCCCATGCAGCGATACTCACACCACTGGAACTTTCATCCAGTGTTGCCCGGAAGTTGTAGGACGGTTCGCCCACATAGAAGGTTTCCACATCACCAGACTTCACGGTAATATCCTCACTGACAAGACTCTCTTCGGCATTACCCGGCTGATAACTGTAGCAAGGTACGATGACCTCTTTGACCAACTCCTGCTTGATAGCTTTCGGGGAAGAAGTCATGTCCTGCCGCTCCATGGTGAAGTCAGTCACGTCACCGAAAGCGAAGTTATTAAGTACAATACGGTTGTACGGCTCTGCCGTTCCCGTGAACTCAATCTTCATGGTGTCGAAATCATCAAAGTCCCGAAGAATCACCAGGGTCTTTGTAATCTCTTCCTCTACCTCATACTCAGTAACCAGTTCGTTATTGTTGTAGGTACGAATTACCATTCCCGAAGGAAGGGCATTACCGAACACGAACTTCACACCGTAGTACATACAGGCGGCTTCCTGCACGATTGTCACCATAGGGTTTGTGGTAAACTTACCGTCAGCGTCAGACTGCTGTTCTGAGATAAATCCTGTGTTCAACGTCCTCTTACTTGCCGCCCGTGGCAGGAAGAACATTGTCCCGTCTGCCGTAGTGTAGTTACTTGCCAGTGTTGCGTACTCATCTTTGGTGTCATCCGTCAGAATCTTCGCAACGTGGGAGTAATCGGTTTCGCCATTACTGCTTGCCGCAGCTTCCGGGACGAAAGAGGATTTAATCTGAATCGTACCGACTCTGGACTGTGACAGAACACAGCGGCAGGCATTGGCTATAATCTGTAATGCTTCCTTGCAGGAAACACGGGGGATGGGGTTCTTCGTATACAGCTTTTTGAGTCGGGGGTCAACATAATAGTCTTTCTCCCCGGCAGCTTCCAGAACCTCAATCGCCAGGTCATAGTAGCTTTTGCCATTCGGGGCATACAGCCCTTTGTAATATTCCGTATCCATGTTTCGGAACACGTCCTGGCAGCGGATTGTTGCTGTGTAGTCATCGGACTCCCACTCAGAACAGAGCAGGTGATTTCCTCTGACCCATTCGATTTCATCAGAGTTCGGAAGCTGATACCCGTAGTAAATGTCCATCTCCTGTCCCGTTTCCAGGAAGTTGATAGCCGACTTCGGGTTGTCCACGTTGAAATACTTGTCATAGTTTTTCAACGTCACTGAGAAATCAATCTGAGGAATGTCAGCACCTATCGGGCTGACATAACTCTCAAGAGAAGAACTCATAACAGAATCGTTGTAGTACACCAGTCCGTAACCAAAACGGAAGGAGTAAATACGCAGCCTGCTTCGGAGGTTCTTCATTTTATGAATTACCAGAGTCAGTGTGGTTACATTCTCAAGCACTTCCTCTGTAGTAAAAACAGCTTTGTCATTATCCCGGAACTCAACCTTTTGCCCGGTATTCGTGACGAAATCAAAATCAGTAGGATAGTTCTCACCGAAGTTAATCGTGATACCTCTGAAATCAGCCGGAGCCGCATGAAGATTTATGGTCACTTCATACAGTCCGTCTGATACCAGATTCTTTCCTACCAACCCTGTATTGTAGAACATTGCTCCCGGCTTGTTCCGTGGAAGAAAATACATGGAACCGTCAACCCTGGTGAAGTTCTCTTCCAGAGTGGCGTACACCACATCGTCAGTTCCCTCATTGAACAGGTTGTCCGGGTTGGAGAAGTAGGCAAACTCTCCGCTGTCTACTCTGGCTTTCGCCTGCGCTTCCTGGTTGACAACTCCGAAAGAAATCATTATGTATGCTCTCTCACGGAGGGAGTCTTTCATGCTTGCCTTATATTCTTTGGATACCTTTTGCATAAAATCACTCTCCTACGTCAATCAGATTCACCTTGCAATTCCTGTAGTGTGTCGGGTGACCGTCCTCATCTACCCAGTAGGGTTCAGCCGTTCGGTTGCCGCAGTACATTTTGATAGTCTTAGGTGCATTACTTACAGGGTCAATAAAAGTTACATTTACAAAGAAGTTATCAAGGATACTCAGTATCTTTGACCACTGTTCGGCAGTGAGCCATGACCATTCCAGATTGTCAATCTTGTACTGGTCACGTCCGATACGCTGACCCACCACCGTACCGTTTGCGTTACGCCCGGAATCTACAAGAGTGGTCACCGTAGGGGTGACACCTCTCTTGCAGGGAGGTAACGCATAACCGTTGATTGCCAGATAAGCCATTACACATTACCTCCTTATCCCGTAAAGCTATAGCCATTGGCTTTCTTCTGAGTGGTCACAGCGTCAGTCACCACACGGTTACCAACCTGTACCACGGTTTTCTCTTCCTTATCAGCCTGCCTACGCATATCATCAGCCATCTGAACCATGGTCGGTTCAACATACTCATGGTAGAAATCCTCCATGGCTTCACGGAAGCCCGTTGCGGAAATCTCCGTGCTGCTCTGTACGTTAGAAGAAATAGACCGGGAGAATGCGGCAGAGTCATAATATTTCAGAGCAGAAGTATCAACTGCCAGTGCCATTGTCGGACTGAAATTCGTGAAGGAATCAGCCCATGTGCCGACTACAGACTTCGTACTCTTACCCACCTGGGCAATCGCATTGTTGAAACCTGCAACGGCAAAACCACCAATCTCATAAAAGACCTTAGACGGGGAGTTTACGTCCAACTTGTCCTTGAACCAGGAAATGATTGAACTACCCCAGGAAGAGATTGTGCTTTTGCAAGTATGGTACAATTCACCGATACCGTTCTTAAAACCACTCACTACGTCAGAAGCTACATTGTAGAAACCGTTGTAGGAGCAATGTGCTGTGAACCAACTCTTCACGCTGCTACCGAAGGTACTCATGTTACCCTGTGCCGCAGTGTAGTACCCGCCGATTCTGTTCTTGAACCCATCAACCACACTGGTTGCGAAGCCAGAGAATGCAGAAGCGGAAGCAATACCAGAGAACCAGTTCTTCACATTGCTTGCCCAGGTAGTCATATTGCTCTTCGTATTCACATACGCAGAACCAATCTTATCCTTGAACCCCGTCACCACATTGTTTGCAAAGGTCTGGAAGTTTGCGGAGTTCACACCGCCGAAGCCGCTATTCGTAAACCACTCCTTCACATTCGTAGCCCAGGTAACCATGTTGGACTTCGTAGTGGTGTAGGCAGAACCTACCTTTGTACGGAAGCCCTCAATGACATTCCCGGCAAACGTCTGGAAGTTCGTAGAGTTTACGCCACCGAAGGAACTATTGGTGAACCATTCCTTGACCTTACTTGCCCAGGTGGTCACATTCGTTTTGGTGTTGGTATAGGCACTACCGACTTTGGTTCGGAAACCTTCAATCATGTTGTTCGCAAAGGTACTGAAAGTATCGCTATTTACTCCACCAAAAGAGTTGTTGCTGAACCAGTCTTTCACTTTGCTTGCCCAGGTGGTCACGTTGGACTTGACCGTGGTATAAGTACCACCAACCTTGTCTTTGAAGCCGCTTACGATATTGCCGCCAATTTCCTTGAAATGCTCAACAATACCCTTGCCGTCCTCACCCTTCGTGAACCACTCAATGACCTTGCCTGCCCATTCCTTAACCTTGCCTGCAATCTCACTGAACTTATTGAGTCCCTGTAAGAAACCTTCGACAACATAACCGCCCATCTCCTTCATTACTGTAGAAGGAGAGTGAATACCGAAGCACTCTTTGAATCCGTCAATGAACGGGTCAAATACGTTCTCCTTAATCCACTTGCCGATATTCTTAATGCCGTCCCAGATACCCTCAAGCAGACCCGCTACCCAGTCAAGACCGCACTTCTTCGTGCCGTCATCATTGGTGAGATATTCCTGGAAATACCCAGTAATGTCCTTCCAGATACCCTGCACGAAACCTGCGATAAAGCTAACCGCAGCCGCCAGAGCAGAACCCAGTAACTTAAAGAAACTCTGTGCCACACCTGCAAAGTCAATGCCCTTAATACAAGCCTTGAGATTCTTCCACAGGTCTTTGCCCATCTTGTTCCAGTTATAGCTTGCAATCCACTCCTGGGCTTCATTGAATGCGCCCTTCAAGAAATCGCCAATGCTCTTTCCCACAAGGCTCCAATTCAAACCGCCAAGCAAGCCAATCATAAAATCAAGGGCTACCGTGACACCACGAACCAGAAGTCTGCCCAAGTATGTGAAGTCAATTTCCTCCATTGCACCATTCAGCAGTTCTGCTATATGGTTACCCAGGTTCTTGAAGTCTGCTGTCTTTAGGAACCAGTATGCTGTTTGAATCGCACCGTTCAGCCCGTATCCAATCTTGTGACCGATACCAGACCAATCAATGCTATCCACAATCTCATTGAACTTTTCACCCAGTAAAGTACCCAGGGTTTTCCAGTCACCTGCGTCCAGTGCTGCTTTCAGCTTGTCGGTAAATTCAGAAATGCTACTGTCAATCGGCACGGTTTCAAACATATCACCGTAGTTTTTACTGCCAGAACCGCTTCCACTGGAATCCTTCTGACTGATAATGTTCAATTCATCAATGCCAACCGTAGCGTCCTTAATATCCTTTGCCGCTTTCTTCGCAGACTTACCCGCACCAGAGATAGAATCGCCATAGGAAGCCGCCGCTTTCTTCGCTTTCGTGAAGGTGGTTGCACCAGACAGACGAGCGAAGAACTGATTGACAATATTCAGCAGTGCTGCAAACTTATCAATCAGAGCGTCCACCGCAGGAGCAATCATATTGATGAGCGGAGCCACCATAGCACCCATGCTGTTCTTGAGGTACTGAAAACTGGTTGCCAGACTGTCCATACTTCCCTTGAACGTACCGCCCATGAGGGAACTGTACATATACAAATTCTGAATACCTTCCTTCATTGCAGCAGTAAGCTGTGCAAAGAAGAATCGAATTGCACGGTACAATGCAATACGCTTTAAGGAAGAGAACAACTGACCCATACCCGAAGTTGTTTGCTTCACCTTGCTACTCAGTTTGGAGCCGATAGTGCTTCCCAGTTTCTTACAAGCATTCACTGCTGATTTTGCCGCAGTGCTTACCCCCTTCAAGGCAGCTTGAAATGCTTTCAGAGCAACACCACCCACAGCAGAAAATGCTCTTGAGAACACACCACCTACGCCTTGCAGAACACCCAGGAATCCCCTGGTCTGCGTAGCGGCAGCAGTAATCTGAGAAGTATACTGAGTAATACCAGAGGTTGCCGCTGTAGCCACCGCACCTGCATTCGTTGCACCCGCAGGGTCAACAGGAGCCGCAGTCCCAGTAGGCGTAGCCGTCTGGTTCCCCGTGATATTTCTCATATTCGGAATCTGAATACCCTGCATATTCTGTAGAGCAGTGCTGAGTGCTTCAACCTTTTCCACACCAGACAAATTCAGACCATCCAGAGAAGCACCGATTTCAGTTATTCTCTTAGAGATTGTGGAGGAAATCTTGACATTGCTCAGAGAATTAAGGCTTTTTGTCAAATCTTCAATCTTCTCAATCCCGGACATACTCAGCTTTGCATTGCTAATTGCGTCCAGTTTCTTGCTGATATTGTTCAGACCTGCGCCGCCTTTGGTTACTGCTTTCAGCTTATTGAAGCTGTTAATCAGAGCGTCTACACCTTTAGCGGCATTTTCGGACTTCGCTTCAATTTGAAACTCAAGACCTTCAATCTCAACTGCCATGATTTATTCCTCCTTCCGTTTGAATTTTGAATTAACCCCTGCCATTATCTGCTTCATGGCTTCCTTACCTGCATTCAGCTTCTTGTGATTCTCTTCCTCTTGCTGCTGTCTATGACGTGCTTCGGTAAGAGGAATCGGAGCCTGCCTATAAGGAATAGGCTTGTGCTTTTTGCTCATAGCGTTCAGTACCGGGGAAGCGTCAACCAACGCTTCATAGAAATACAGACCTTGTAGCCAAAGGGCTTCATTCTGCCGCTCTTTAACCTTTTCATCCATATCCCTGTAGTACCGTGCCATCTCACAATCACCATCCCAGTAATCGTGATAGCCCATACCCAGACTCATGTAATAACCGCAGAGTTTTTCAAAAGTTTCCCCGTAACGATAAACAACGGGCAAGCGGCGGTTGCCGCCGCCCGTTGCAGCCTGGGAGTCCGAACCCGTTACCAGTTCGCTTCCCAACTCACGTTTTTTACCGCTTTCTCATCGGGTTCCTCCATCAGAGTCACAATCGGGTCATTGTACATCTCTGCCAACTTGCCAATCAGTTCATCCTTATGGGGCATACCCGCATAAATCTTGTCAATCACATCCTGCTTCACGAAACGATGGTGCGCCTTAAATGCACCTGCAAAAAGAGCAGGAAGCAGAGTCATAGGCTTACGGTCAATGTCCTGTGCAACAAAGCCCTCATCCTCCATCTGCTTGACAGTACGCCTGGTAAACTCAAGCGTGTATTCCTTATCTTCATAGGTAAAAACAATCTGTTTAGCCATTGCTCAACTCTCCTTTAATTCTCAAAATTAAATGTAATCTTACTCTTCGTCCTCAGTGATAGGAGTGGACGGGGCAATCGTAATCGCCATACCACGAACCTCATTCACGCCACCGCCAGTAACGTAGACGGACAGTTCGCCTGCAAACTTGAACTTACCCTCAGAACCCGTAGGAGTCGGGGAACTTGCAGTCTCAGTGCCACCGAACCATACTGCGTATTCCTCGTTCTTACCCTCAAGGGCTTTCAGAGCCTTATACTCAGTGTGGTCATAGTTGGCATTAAAGGTCATGCCGTCATTACTCTGGACACCATTCACATAAGTCTGCATTTTGTCAGACAGAGTGGTGGTTTCAAGCAGTTCCGGGTCACCGCCCAGGTCGGGGAACTCAGTAATGTCAAGCAGCTTCTCCCATGCCGTTTCCTTCTTGTGCATGAGGAAAGTCATATAAGTACTTGTAGCCATTTCACTTACCTCCTGTAAAAGTGTTTTCCATCGGTTGCCACACGGAAGCGGGCTGTAATCCGATAGATTGTTGCGTCCTCCATGTTCGGAACCGGGGTCATAGCCGTGCGCCTAAAATTCATGGAGTACAATGCGTCATTTATTTCTTTGATAATCTTCTTGCATTCTGTTTTCTTACCCTCTGCTTTATTGGAGTAGACATTGATTTCAAACATGGCAATGACCATATTCTCTTTCATGCTGCTGTCCTGCCACTCCGTAGGGATATAGCAGTCACTCTGGGTAATACTCACATGAGGAAAAGAAGAAGGTGATTTCACATATTCACTGGCAATATCAATCTTAGGAAATTTCTCTCTCAAGATTTTTGCAAGCCTTGTATAGACTTCGTTTTCGCAGTCAATCATGTGTAACACCTCCTTGCTATCTCTGCAAATTTCTCTTCCAACTCTCTGACTGTTTCGTACATACTCATGTTTGCAGGGTTACCATAGGTATGAACTTCACCTGCGTGTTTTCCCGTGGTAATAACTTCACCGTTAGAACCCGGGTCACCAGTGTATCGCCATCCCTTTTCAAGCCGTCCCAGTTTATAACCGTAGCCACCACGGGTGAAACCGTTCTTACCTGCTTCCGGGTAATTGTCTGGGTACTTGACACCTGTACCAAACTCAATAAAGAGGACTGAACTTCCTACAGCTACCACGGCTACTTTGTTGGTATCCCTGCTCTCTACAGACACGCTCACATCATTCGTACCGTCATAGACGGCTGTCTGGAACTTTGCTGTAGCCACCTGGACTCCCTCTTCGCCAAGGGCTTGTATAAATTTTTCAGTACACTCTTTCAACCACGTCTTGTAGTTCTTGAGTTCTTTAATGGCATTGTCAATGCTCTTTTCAGATAACGTAACTTTGATAACACGCTTGCTCACGATACGGTCACCTTGCTAATAGCATAAGAGATACTGTTAAGGGACTTTGCAACACGCCGTACCCTATAGTCGCAGAGAGGATTGCCGTCATTTCCGAACTCTGGCTCCTTATCCACAAAGAGCAGGGTATTTTCGTCAATGGGGCAATTTGTATCATCAGTAATGAGTACCTTGTCATAGGACTCTAAGTTACCGAACATATTCACCTGGGCATATCCAGTCGCAGGTGAAACACTGCATTGCAGTTCAACGGGGCTTTCATAGCCCACCTGGTATTCACCAGTTTCATTCCCGTCATCGTCCAGAAGTGGCTCCCTGCCTTTGTACAGGCAGTAATGCACGGGCTTGAGATTGCGCTTCATCAGCTTCATAGAACCCCCCCCGCCATAGGAAGGATTCGCCGCAGCAGGGTAGGGGGAATGTCACCATCTTCATAAGAACGGGAAACGCCGTTTTCGCTGTGTGCTGTTTCACCCTCTGCCCCACGCTTGTTCAGCATATAGGCGGCAATCTCAACATGAACCGTGTCATATTTTGCAGGGACTTTATCTTCTTCTGTATAAGGGTAGGCACGGGAAAGCACTACCCCTTTCGCTAAAGTGAGGTAAGTGGACAACACATCGTTATCCGTTTCCTCTGTCATGCTTTTAAGCATGGTCAGTTTCTCTTCATCGGTCATGTTGTCCACCTCCTTTCAATCTTCATTAGACCGAAGTCTTGCCAATGTCAGCGGCATTCGCCACATAAACAGAACGGCTGTAGGTCGGCTTCTCAAAGGTAGTAGAAATACCAGTGAACTTGCCGTGATACCATTCGGGACCATGGTCAAGACCGATCTGACCGAAAAGCTGATACTTCTCACCCGCACCCGTCTTAGCAAGCGGCTCCAGGAAGAAGTTACCCTTACCCGGAACAGGCTGATAAACAGGAGCCAGGACATCAAGGTTCAGAAGCATTGCCGTACCCGCAGGCAGGCACTCACCCAGATACAGGTAAACAACACCGATAGGGGTTACCACACTGGAAAGAGCAATACCGTTAATCTCACGGGCAGCAGGAACCACTGTCAGACCATTCTGAACAGCGTCAGCGTTGACCTGGAACAGAGTCACAGCGTCACACCACAGCACCAGACCGTCAGTCGGAGCATTCGCACCGTAAATCTTCTTCACCATGTCGGCAATATCCCACAGACCCAGGGGCTTCTTGGCCATTGCCATAATGTTAGTGGTGATAGCATTCACCAGACCACGGGTCTTGTTTACCTCAGAATCAGAAGTAGCCTTGTTGTACTCACCGTTGATAAAGGTGTACTCAATATCACGGTTGACCTTCTGAATCTTAGCGGCAACCTGGAAGTCCAGTTCGCTCATCGGGTTTGCCTGCTGCTCTGCGACATTGATACCACTCAGAGTACCCATATTGCTCTGCTTACCGTAAGAGATACCAACGGACTCCTGGAAAATCTGAGTGACGTTCGTTTTCTGAGAACGGGTCACAACATCAGCGTCCGGGGCAGTCAGAGAAGCACTCTCACTGATTGCAGGCTGAGAGCCATTACCGTTAGAGGTGTACTCCTGTCCAGTAACGAACTCTACATGATTCGTGGTTTTCGCCTTGCTACCGATGATGGAAGAAAGCGGGGTACGCACGTTACCCTTGTTAAACAGCATTCCAGAATAATTCAGAACGCCAAAACTGGTTGCAAACGTATCTGCCATTGTCTTTTACCTCCGATTTTTACTCTTTCATCTGATTCGCTTCATCTTGCGCTTTCAGACGTGTATAGTAGGCAACTGCGGTCAAATCGCCGCTTGCCTGCGCTTCTTCGATTTTCTTAGCGTAATCCATGCCGCCCGTCCCATCAGAACCCGCAGCAGGTCTGGGAGTTTTCTTCATCTGTTCAGCACGAATTGCCTTTTCACGGGACTCATTGAACGTAGCCTGGTTCTTCATAACCGTGTCCATATCGCCGTCAACCATTGCGATTGCAGTACTGTCAGCAAGTTTCTCATCGTAGCCCATAGCTACCAGTTTGGTCTTTTTGTCTGCCAGAGCGATAGAACGCTTCAAATCGGTATTCTCCTGGGTCAGCTTATCCATGGTTGCTTTCTGTTCAGCGGCAGCGGCTTCATCGGCAGTCTGCTTACCTCTCAACTGCTTCTTGTAATCAGCAGCTTCGGAGTTGGCTTTAGAAAGCTGTGCTTTCAGACGATTGATTTCAGCGTCATTATTCTGACCTGCACCCGCAGCCTGCAAAGCCGTAGAAATCTCTTCCTCAGTCATACCTTCCTTGTAGGAATCTCCAAGCAAATCACTTAAATAACTCATAATAAAGTCCTCCTTGCGTTTTAAGGTGTTCCCTCACCATGTTCTTCTGTTTTATCCTCTTGTCTGAGTGTGCGTTTTAAGGTGTTCCCTCACCATACAAGCAGGTCAATCCTGCGAAGTATCAGTTTCAAGTTTCAGTACACAACGGCAGTTCACATTGTTCTCTGCCTTAGTGAACTCACCCGGTCTGGAAGCATGGTCACCATCAAAGGTATAAAACTCTTCGTCCAGAGCCACGCTTACACCTTCCAGGTATTTGTGAGTATCCCGAACGGCTTCATCTCGGACAGTCACCCATTTCTTTGAGACTCCCAGTCCTCTTGTGGACTGGAACTCATAGGCTCCATCCTCTTCCGCTGCATTGAATACCCTGTGATATTCAGATTCGACTAACGTCTGTAAGCCCGACAAATCCCCGGCTATCACATGGTCAGCGATTCTGTCCTCAAAGGTTTTACCGTCTATCACCTCATAAATGGCTTCCTCCATGGAATCCACGTCTACGGTCAAATCGTAGGCAAGCATATCTGCCGTGGCTGTAATACCCTGCTGATAAGCCCGGATGAGCAGTGATAAAATGTCATCCGCAATCTGAGCAACCTTTGAGGTTATATCCTTCCCAGAAGCGGAGTAATAACTGGTGGAAGTCAGAATGTTGAGTTCATCAAACGCAGCAATATAAGCTGAAAATGTATTATTCATAGGCAAAATAAAAAGGGACTATGAGTTCGTCACTCACAGTCCCATTGGACTCACCAGAACCTCTGTCCTGGTGTTACTCTTTCATTCTCATCTTGCGTTTGATTTCAACAATCGTAACCTTGCCCTGCTCAATCAGCACTTCCACTCTGCTGCCGTGCTTGAGCAGCGTTTCCACCTGCTGTACCATTTCCTTCGTCAGTGTTGGAGTCATCGGTTTCATCCTCCTTTTCCGTATTCTGCTTTTCAAGCAACTCCTGTGCTTTCTTCTCCTGTTCCTCTGCATATTCCGCACTTAATGTGTATGCCAGGTCAGAATCAACAAACAGTCCGCAATGCTCAAAAGCAAGCCGTGGATGAATCTTACTGTTCTTCAACATAAGGTCAAGCACCTGGGCTTTTTGCAGAATGTTTTCGTAATTTCTTCGGGTAAAGCGAATTTCAATATTGCAAACCTTCAAGTCCATGCCTTTCAGAGTTTTGCAGATATTCAGAATCAGCTTGAGGAAAATCCTCTCACTCTTCTTGAACATCAATTCGCTATCCTTTGCTCTTGCTTCCGCAGCAGACCAACCATCTCTCATAATGACCGCAGACCCGGTATCACTGGTAGACGTACCGCCGTTGCGGTTCGGCATACCACAGATAGTCAATACCGTCTGGTACATATGGTCAACCAGAGTTTGCGTTTCACCCTGGTTCAGAGTACTGGTCAGATAAGATACTTCGGCTTTCAACTGAGGGTCAATATCCCGGAACTTAATAGCCCCTTCCTCTCTCAGCTTCTCATAATCGTCAGACGAAATGTCTACGTTATGGAAAAGCATGAGTGCCTGGATGAACTGTTCAACACCATCCTGGCGGTTACTGTCCGTAAGGTTAATTGCGTCAAGGAGCGGGATAACCAACTCAAACGCACCAATACGGGCAATGTTCAGAGGATATTCGATGATTGGAATATCGCCCAGAATGTGCGGCTCTACCTTGATGATATGAGATTCTACAATCTCAAAATACTCATGGTCAGAGTAGCAACTATAATGAACTATGCCGTTGTCATCCACCACATACTTGACACCCAGAAGCGGCTTGTTCCCAAGACCGTTGTTGTACACCACAAAGGTGTTTCGTGGGTCAAGCGTGTAGATTTCAAACGGGGAGTCATCGTCCTCACCTACGTCCTCATCTGGAAGAACCATTCTGAAAGACGTACCGCAGATATGGAACCAGTCAGCAAGTTCCTTATCCTTTGCAGGCTTCTCTTCGGCAAACACAAATTCGTTAAGCTGATTGATTGCGTCAGATAAGTTATCACCGTTACCACGGGAAACATACTGTAGAGGTTCGCCCATCAAATAGCCAGACTTGAAGGACACAATCTCATTCGCCCGGTTCTCCACGATTTTATTACAAATCTCTGGACGAACCTGTTTCTCACGGTTGAGAATCGGCTGTAATCCTCTGTAGTAGTACCACAGATATTGAATTTCACTGCGATTCTCCCAGTGATAAGGAAGTGCCTTATTGAGAATCGCAACCACGTTCTCAACGGTCACTTCGGTTTCATCAGACTTTATCATGCGTCTACCGTATAAACCGAAAGACACGCAAGCCACCTCCAATCCTAATATTTCTATTGTAATTATAGCACTCTTCAATGGTTATTTCAAGAGATTTCTTGATAATAGGTATGAAGAGTTTTTGCGTAAATTAACACGGTCTTTTGAACACTTCAACCTTCGCTCCCACCAGTCCACGCAGTTCATTCTCAAGCAGAGAAAGAGAGTCGGGTGCGTCATCGTGCGGCACTTTACCAGACCGGGTGTAGGTTGTGACCTGCTTCATAAACATGGCATACTGACTGTTCCGTGCATAGAGTGACGGGTCTTTGAAGTAAAAGTGTTTGATAATGTTATCAGAAGCGAACTCAATACGGGTCTGCTTATTACTGATAGTCCTCTTCGTTCGGATATTGCAGACATACTTTCGGTCAGTCAAAATCTGCTGTACATCCCTGGCGAAATATGTACCTGCATTATTCGACTCAAAGGTTCCTGCCACCACAAGATTGTCCATCAGAGCCTTTGCACACTCTGGCTTCGTAACCTCTGGCGGGGAGTCATCGAACACTACATCCACAATGTAGACCTCATCTCCGTACACCGCAGCAATCGGCATAGAACAATAGTCAGCACCCTTGTCCGCAGTATCGCAGACAGCAATGATACTGTCTGGCTCACGGTCTACAGGGAGTTCAAAGTATCGGTTCAAGGACGCTTCCGGGAAAAGAATACCCTTCGCTTCAAACGGCTGCTGCTGAAACTCAGACTCAAACTGCTCTGCCGAAAGCATTTCTCTCTGGTCACGGAAGTACTGCGTGGTGAAAACCTTCCTGCCCTCACGAATGTATTCAAAGTTACTCTCATCCGTCACGGGGTCAAGAGCAGGGGTTTCAATGATTTTGCACCGCTTACCCTGCTTCCGCATTTCCTCCTGCAAGTGACCGATAGGGTCATACAGAGAATATCGTGTACCGCAAATAACGATAGGCGTACCCTCAATGGCACGTCCGATAATATCACCCGAAATAACCTCCCACTTGTCATCAAGCCGCTGTCTGTTCTTCGCTTCCTCACGTCCCTCTACGCAGTCATCCAGGTAAAGAAGGTTGGTTGCTTCCGAAAGACCTACCTGCCGTGCGTCAATAGAACGGCACATGACCGTAGGGAATCGGGACTTGTGCAGAAGGTTGATGACCTTCGTATCAGCATTGGTCTGTACCAGTTTACTCTCTGGGAAAATATCATAAAAATGATAATCGTTCGGCTGCTGAATGTACTCAAGGCAACCTTTGTAGAAAGACTGAACAAGGTCATCACCTGTACCCTCCATCAGCGTAGAACGGTCTGGAAATTTACCAGAAAGCATATTCGTAAAGTTGATACCAAGCTGAGACTTACCACATCGTTTCGGCATGGAAATGGACAGAAAGTCCAGCTTTCCCTCAAGAACTTCCTGGTATCCTTCCACATATCGTCTAAGGTAATGACGGCGGGGCAGGTAGAACTTCTTGTCAAGTGGCTTACCGTACTCCACCGCCTGTAAGTATGCGTCAAAATAATGGGGCGCACAAAACAGCAAGGAACGAAAAAGCAAATTGTCAAATTCCTCTGCTGTCTTAAAATCCCTGGTATCTACTGCCAGTTTCAGTCCTGCTCTGATTTCCTCCTGTAAAGCCTGGTTCCATTCGTGAGCCAGTCGGAACTCTGTACCCTCATAGTCACGGCACAGAGCAAACTTATCATCATAGGCTGCAACATCAAGCGGACTCTTTAAGATAGCCCGGTCAATGCTGCTTTTCATCTTACTATAATCCATACATACCTCCGTAAACAAAAAAAATGGAACCGTCAATTAAGACAGTCCCATTGGACAAAACCGTAACTCACTTACGGCTACATATTAACTTGAAGGGCAGGCACAAGCACCATGCCGCAGGTCTGACTACGATATTCCAGGTGACCCATGCACAAAGCCAGAAGAATGATTTAATACACCACCACAGGAACCACAGGCAGCAGAACAAAATATAGAACATGGTTTCACCATCCTTTCTCTTAGCGTGGTAGGGTAAATCATAAAATCTGTATAAGTTTTCTTAGTAGAGTCTTTACTATAAAAACTTAGTGAAAAATTCGATTTTACCCTACCATGTCTGTCTGACCAACCTCATATCCACCTTCGGGGATAGGTGTTTCATCGGGAACAACCATGATTTTATATCCCATAACGCTCAACATATCACCCAGTTTTGCAACTGTAGTGTTATCACTCTTCTTCGGGTTCAGTCTATCCCAGAGAGCCGCCTGCGTAATACCCAAGGTCTTTGCCATCTCAGCATTCGTTATATCATGCTCTGTCATCAGAGTCTTAATCAGTTCTTTTGAAGTCATACGTTTTCCTCCTGTTCAAGATAAGGATATCATTAAAGTCCTATCTTGTCAAGTTATATCTTGAATCTTTTTTATTTTTGCGGGATTTTCAAGGCTCACCCGCCCCGGCTGCCGGGGGTCTATATCCCCCGCCGGGGGTCTGTCCGCAGGATGACCGGGACAGCCTGCACCACAGGCAGAGCGGCGGGACGTGGTGAAAAAGTTTGAAAGAATTTCAAGAAATATCTTGACAATAAAGATATATCTTGATATACTTGTATCAAGATAAAACTTGATAAACAAGTTTGAAACCACAGCCGCCCGCCAGGGCAGCGCTCAACAAATAGGAGGTAAGCAATTATGTATGATTATTTAGAGCAGGTAACCGCAGACGTTCGGGATTATGTAGAGCAGGAAATCGACTTGACAGAGTGGGCGAGTGACCGTGACGGACTGGAAGAGAAATTAAATGATGACTTGTGGACGTGTGACAGCGTCACAGGCAACGCTTCCGGGTCTTACTATTGCAACGCCTGGAAAGCCGAAGAAGCATTAGCACACAACTGGGATTTATTAGCGGAAGCCCTGGAAGAGTTCGGACAGGATGGAACGGACGTATTAAAAGAGGGCGCTGAAGCTATGGATGTTACAATTCGTTGCTACCTGTTAGGGCAGGCAATAACCGCCGTACTTGATGACCTGGAAGAAGAAGGAGCATTTGAAGAAGAGGAAGAAGAGGAAGAAGAGGACTAATAACACACGTTGCGCCGTGTATAAATAGCCAGTTAGGGCGCAAGCGTCCCGGCTCTGCCGGGGGTCTGGAAAATGTAGGCTTTCAAACCTGCACCCCAGAAAGAACCGCATACAATAGCAAAATGCACAAATAGGAGGTTGTACCATGAATAAAATACAAATAGGCGGTTATATCCGCATTACTAAGAAGGAAGCCGCCCGCCGTTATAATGCGGGTGAGGTCATCCGCTTGACAGCTTGCAAGCTGTCCCCGGTTTCCCCGTGGGGTTGCCACTCAGACGCACAGCGGGAAAGCTATACGCAAGTTAGCGGGGACGGGTTCAATACTACAATAGCCCGCAACCGTGAATTTGAAACTGTGGTTAATGCTTTCATGTATTACAACTGCACCAACGAAACGGGCAGATACCCGGCATACTGGAAGAAAGAAGCATAAAAGAAGCCCCGCCGCCGTGCGGGGTATTCTTATATAAGGAGGTTAAAAGAGTGTTTAGAAAGACCTGGGAAACGCTGCCCGGCAGCTATTACAACTTGTTTGCAGATATGCTAAAACAGCCGCATTTACTTGTAGCGGGTGCAACGGGCAGCGGCAAAAGCGTTGTTATAAATGGCATTATTACAACGGCATTAAAGGACAGCCCCGCCGCTGTACAGTTTATCTTTATAGACCCGAAACGGGTTGAACTTGTAGAATATAAGCCCCTGCCGCATACGCTAAAATATGCCAGTGAGCCGGGGGACATGGTGCAGGCGTTACAATATGCCATGGATACCACAGAAAGCCGCTACAGGGCTATGCAAGCCCGCCATGAAAAGAACTATAGCGGCGGGGCGGTCTATGTAGTTATAGATGAATTAGCGGACTTAATGACAACGAATAGAAAACAGGTGCAGCCGCTTATACAACGCCTTGCACAGATAGGCAGGGCAGCAAACGTGCATATAATAGCCGCTACACAATGCCCGTTATCCGCTGTTATCCCTACCCCTATAAAAGTAAATTTTGATAGCCGGGTAGGACTCAGAACCCGCAGCAAGCAAGACAGCCGCAACATTTTAGGCTTGCCAGGGTGCGAAACCCTGCCCCGCTATGGACAGGGATATTATATGACCCCGGCAGGCTTGCAACTTTACAATATACCCATGTACAGCCCCGCAGAGGTGCAACAGCTTGTAGACTATTGGAAGCACCACAGCCGCCCCAACTTGCGTTGGTTATAACGCACGAAACCCCGGACAGGTTCACAGCCTGCCGGGGTTCTTTTATGTTTATTTGCTTGTATGCCCTCACAGCCCCGCAGAGCCGCCCAGGACGGGCGCAAGCCG